AAGGGCTACCCCGCACCACCTCTTAAAAAAAGGTATCGCGGGGAGGTTATGCGCCTCTGGGGCCGCCGGGATTTACGTTAGATTTGCAGGTAACGTGAGGCAGGATGCCGAACGAGGCTCCATACGTGTAACCAGACAGATACCCTGAGATAGACGGCTAAACCGGGAACAAACGAGATTTAACGGGAATTGATGGGACGAACCCAGTAGTAATGGGGCTTACAGGGAGGTAAAACGAAAAACACATTTGATAGCGTCCAATTCTAAACGCCAAAGCTATTTAGAATTTGGACGCTTACTTTTAGACATCCTTACCAACCCACACAACACGACCGATAAATTGAATCGACTCATCACCGTCAATCATTTTTACCATCATCGGTGGGTAGTCTTTATTGTCGCTCAGCAGTTGTACGCCCTGACCAGGCACGATCTGCGTGCGTTTAACCAAGAGATGGCCATCAACGCGAATGACATACATGCGACCGTCCTGCGGCATAGCATCGCTAGTATCGACCATTATCGTGTTGTTATCGCTAATTGTCGGCTCCATCGAGTCGCCTTTAGCAAACACAACAACTAAATCCTTTTCGTTTAAGCCTCTGGATTTTAACCAGTTTTTTCTAAACGCTAGGCGTCGGGTAATGCTTTCGTCATCCGTTGTTATGCCTATACCAGCACTCACCTGAATGCTATACCCTGGAATATATGCGTAGTCATCTTCCGGGCTGATAGCGTAGCTAGCGCCTTCTTCCCTGACAGATACCCCGTAATCACCGAGCATCATTGGCCCAGCGCCATCCATGATCCAGTTGTAGTTAACACCTGCAGCTTTAGCGATAGCTTTGATATTGGACCACTTAGGTTCACTTCCACCAGCCAGATAGGAATCCAGCGTTCGTCTAGGTATTGCCGATTTCTGCGCAAGAGCACCAACCCCTCCGCAAATATCAGCGCACTCGCGAATCCTTTGCGCTAAATCCATTATCGTTTCGTTTTTCTTCATGCCGAATCCGAAAAATTAGCAAATTTCTGCGCTGCTTTTCGCTTTAAATAATCCCTTGAAAATCAATAAGATAGCGAAATTCAGCGAAATTAAGCGCATTTCAAATACGAAATGCGCCGATTGTGGCTTGATTGCTGCGCTGATTCCGGCTAACTTATCCAAACCGATTAGATAAAGCGTTAAACGAAAGTCATTAGCAAGAGGCCAAAAAAATGAGCAAGTCAGAGACTCGCCCGATCAGCGACTGGCATAAAGAAGACATCAAAGCTGCGATCCGTAAACGCGGCGTCAGCATGTCTGACTTAGCACGCGCAAATGATTACAACCCGCGCACGTTCGCAAACGTACTGCACCTCAAGTACCCAAAGCTCGAAAAGATCGTTGCCGAGTTTTTAGGTACTACGCCCGATGTCATTTGGCCTAGTCGCTACAGCGAACCTACCCCGATTCGACGGAGTAAGCACGCAACGCCAACAGTTTATAGAAATGCCTCATAGGATGCCGCCCCTTTTTTATCGTAGTTGATGGCTTATACGGTAATCCGCGCACTCAGCGCCGTATAGATGCAGAGCATGTTTTTGTTTGGAACATAAGAAAAAGAGGAACACCCAATGGCGAAACGAAATTGGAAGCGTACAGCCCCCACATCACTGTGCAACGCAATGGAATTGTGCGTTGAATTTGGTCGTGTGCGTAAAAACAAAAGCGTTGAGCAAATTGCATGTGACATGGGGATGCCTAATCACTGGACGCTTTACAAATGGCTTGAATCTGGCCGTCTACCCGCCAACATGATTCGCCCGTTTGAATTATCAACAGGCGCGTCTTATGTCACACAGTTTTTAGCAACCAGCGGTCACAAACTGTTAGTCGACATCCCAACAGCCAAGCCAGCCAACGACAATGATTTACTAACACTTAACAGCTCGTTTAACGACGCATTAAAAGTGCTTGAAGAGTTCTACAAAGGCAAAGCCTCTGGCGATCAAACCCTACGCGAACTACGCAACGTCATGACTGGGATCGCAGGCCATCACGCACGCGTTGAGTCTTACGCCACCCCAGAACTCGGTTTGTTTGATGAGGATGGCGACCAATGAGCGAATGGTTCACAGCTCAGCAGCTATCGGGCATCACAGGCCTACCAGCGACTGACCGAGCGATACAGATCCGCTCGCAAAAAGAAACATGGCTAAGCCGCCCGCGTGCCGCTGGCAAAGGCAACGAATACCACATCAGCAGCTTGCCAGTCGAGACGCAGCGTGCGCTAAAAATCAGCAACGGCAAACGCGCCGCAGCTGCTGCACGCAATAGCGAAACATCGCAGGCACTTGCTGTAATCGCTTCAGATCAGTCAGCCAGCCGCGAAAAATCGCTAGTGCTATATCAACAGCTTAAGCCGTACCAGCGCGCCAAAGTTGACGCTATCAGTTGCCTAATGAGCATCGTAGCCGAGTTCCTCCGTGCAACCGGTATGACCAAGGGCAAAGCGTTCGCTGAATTTTCAGTACTCTACAACCGCAAAGAAATCGAAATCTCAGCCGAGATCCGGGACGTCGTTACTAAATGCAGTCGCGCATCCCTTTACCGCTGGGAAAAAATCATCCGCGAGAAGGGCATCGCCTACCTGTGCGAAGACATCGGCGCTCATCGTCGCGGCACCGGCCTAATCGACAGCCAGCCAGAGCTGCGCGAGTACGTTGTCGGCATGCTCGTTGAGCACCCGCACGCGAAAAGCTCAACACTGCATAAAGCCATTCGTGCTGAGTTTGCAGCTACCGGCGTTTCAGTCCCTAGCGAGCGCCGCCTGTGCGATTGGGTCGCCAAATGGAAAGACGAAAACAAACAAGTATTCATGGCCGTCACCAATCCAGACGCATGGAAAAACAAATACATGGATGCCCAAGGCTCTGCATCCGAACACGTTATCGCGCTAAATCAACTTTGGGAGTTTGACTCAACACCCGCAGATCTCATGCTAACCGATGGGCGTTATAGCATCCTTGGTGTTATCGACGTATACAGCCGCCGCGTCCGTTTTGTTGTCATGCCAACGTCAGACAGCAAAGGCGTTGCCAAAGTCATCCGCCGCGCCATCCTAGACTGGGGCGTGCCGGAGGGTGTGAAGACCGACAACGGTGCTGACTACAAATCCAAATGGATCAAACACGTATTCACCGCGCTTGGCATACATCAAGAGTTTTGCCCACCGTTCCAAGGCTGGAAAAAACCGTACATCGAACGCGTATTCCGCACCTTTAGCCACGACGTCGCCGAGTTCTTACCCGGCTTTATTGGCCACAACGTCGCCGAACGCTCCGCCATCGAGGCACGCAAAACTTTTAGCGACCGCTTATTCAAAAAAGACCAGCTCATCGAAGTCAAAATGTCATCAGCAGAGCTGCAAAAATTCTGCGATGGCTGGCTAGAAAACGAATACCACACCCGTCGTCACGACGGCATCAAAACAACACCCAACCAAATGGCCGCCAACTACATCGGCAGCATCCGCACAATCAGTAACGAGCGCGCCCTAGATGTATTACTCAGCGAACCCGCTGGCACGCCAACCATCGGCAAAAAAGGCATCAAGCTTAATCGCGGCATGTACATACACCCACAGCTAGCGGCGCACACCGGCGACCAAGTCAGCGCCTATTACGACGAAGCCGACATAGGTCGAATCTATGTCTACGACATGGACGGCACCTACATCTGCACAGCAGAAGACCCAGCCATTACCGGCGTTAGCCGAACAGACGTTGCCGTCGCTGCAAAAGAGATCCAGCGCGAACAAGTGCAAGAGCGTAAACGCCAATTAAAAGCAGCCGCAAAACGTGTGACCAAACGCGACGTTGCACAACAAATTTTAGATCACCGCGCAGCCGAAGAACGCGCCAACAAAGTGCGCCAGTTCCCGCGCCCAGAAACCGAGCACACCAGTGCCGGATTAACAGCAGCCACACACGCACTAAACGACCAAAAACCACAAAACAACCTGCCCGCATGGTTCGACAAAGCCGCCGCAGCTAAAGAACTGCAAAGCATCAGCGCAGGCAACCAAACATCAGCACCCGCTGAAAAAGCCAACGTAGTTAAAGCGGAATTTAACCGGGGGTTAAACGCACCAGACGGCATGGCCGAGCGCTATCAATTCTGGGCAGACATCAACTTAAAAATGGAGAACGGAACAGCAACAGAAGAAGAAACAAAGTGGGCACGCAACTTCTACGGATCTGCCGCGTGGCAGTCCGGGAAATTGCTAATAGAAATGCGAACCGGGGCAACCGGCCAATAAAAAACCGCCAGCGGCAACTGACGGAAAATCAAACAAGCGGAAACGATTATGACACAAACAAGCATTGCGGGAATTACCAATGTCGCCCTGTGTAACCAGACACTGGTCAGAGCGATGGAACGAGCACACGGCCTGCCGGGCATCGTCTGCTTTTACGGCTTTTCAGGATTGGGGAAATCATTCAGCGCGTCATACGCAGCAAACAAACACCGCGCCTTTTATGTGCAGTGTAAAAGCACATGGACGCGCAAAGCATTTTTAGAAGCCATCGCAAAAGACATGGGCCTAAACCCAGCGAAAACCATCGCCGGATTAACCGAACAAGTCAGCGAAGAACTCATGCTGTCAGATCGTCCGCTCATCATTGACGAAGCCGACCACCTAGCCGACAAAAACAAAATATTCATGGTCATGGATTTGTACGAAGGAAGTCAGGCACCGATCCTATTAATAGGCGAAGAAAAGCTGCCAGCCAAACTCGCCGCGTTTGAAAAAATTCACAATCGCATATTGGAATGGACACCAGCCCAACCGTGCGCCATCGATGACGTAAACGAACTGGCCCGGATCTACGCCCCTGGCATCAACATTGATGACCAACTGCTGCAAAACCTACACGCAGCAACCAAAGGCGTGACCCGCCGTGTCTGCGTAAACCTTGACGGCATCCGCGCATTTGCCCGCAACCAAGGCACCGACACAGTGACCCTAGCGAATTACGACACGCCAATGTTCACTGGCCAAGCCCCACGCGGCAGGGGGGCACTGTAATGCCACAAGTAATAGAGCTACAGAACAAAGCAGGCTACCAAAGCGCGTGGGCAGTCATCCGAAAATTGGGCGAATTCACCCGCCAAGACGTGATCTTTGAACTATCAAAAGAGTTCGGCGACAACGTCAACGCCGACACCATCAAAAGCTACATACAGCGATTAACGCGCGGCGGCTTTGTCGTCTCAGCGGGCCGCAAACGCACCACCGAAGGCAACTACCTCTACATCTACAAACTGATCAAAGACATAGGCAACACAGCCCCGCGCTTAAAAGCTGACGGGAGTCTCAGCCTAAACGGCGCAGTCAATGAATCGCTCTGGCGCACCATGAAAATACTCGGCACCTTCAACCTTGCCGAGCTGCAAGCCGCTGCGAGCACAGACACAGTGCAACCCAGCGCAGACTCCACCCGCGAGTACTGCGAACACCTACGCCGAGCCGGATACCTGCGTCTAAAACGTGGCCGCTATACCGCGCTGAACTCTCGTTACACCGGCCCGCAAGCGCCCATCGTCACAAAAGTAGACACAGTCTACGACCAAAACAACCGCGAAATCGTCTACATCAAGCCAGTGGAGGTAGAGCTATGACACTCATGATCCCAGACGCCCAGCTCGACGCACTGGCCGACGAATTTATTCGCCTAAACCTAGCGCGCGCAGGCGTCAACTTAGAACAGTTCATCTGTAGCCCTCAAAGCTACCGCGAGCACTACGACCTGCGCACGCAACACGACCTTGCCGAACGCCGCCAAACCAAAGCCACAACCGGGCGTGTAGACGAGCCGCTAAAGCACACACGCTACAAACGCCAGCGCGGCAAAAGCGACTTCACACGGAGGGCCAGCGTATGAACGCAGCACTCATCGTGAGCGATCAGCCGCTCTGGTTAGACGTACTCGCACAGCAATGCGAAGCAACCAGCCAGCGCGCCGTTGCCCAAACATTAAACGTCTCGCCAACCATGATTAACCAGGCATTAAAGCGCGTTTACCCCGGCGACCTCGCAAAGCTCGAACGCGCTGTGCGCGGTGCCTACATGGGCGCGACCGTTAACTGCCCAGTGCTCGGAGAACTAGAAACACACCGCTGCATTGCCAACCAAAAGCAAAAAGCCAGCTCGGTCAACCCGACCCGCGTGCAGCTGTTTAAAGCATGCCAAAAATGCGAACACAAGGAGGCCTGAAATGCCAACCATCGCAACGCAAAAAAACTACCGCATGGCCTGCACCATCAGCCAAATCCACAACGCCATGCAAGTGCTGATGGATGCAGACGTCGCCATGCACGACATCGCCACCAACAACGGCCAGCCGACCATCATCACCGACCCAATCCCAGAGGCGGTGAAAGCCATGCCGCTCAGCAGCGTGCGCAAAGCCGACGGCACAACCGTGCGTGCAGTGCTCTGCGGTTGCGTCATCGAATACAACAAACCCAACAGCAATGAGGTGGCAGCATGATTAGCAAACTACCCGCAGCCCTGATATTGATCGCGGCAATCGTACTGATGCAGTCACACGCCATCATTTGGTGGACACAACACGATGCAGCCACCGGCTGGCTTTGGGCCATCGCGATCGAAGCCGGTGCCGTATGGCTCTGGACACGCCGTGGAGGCATCACCACCGGCATGGCCATCATCGCCACCACACTGGCATTAATTACACCGCTGGCCGACCTTGCAGGCCCAGTGCTAGAGAAACAACGCAGCAGCACCCAAGCCGCTGACACCTTGCCCCAGCGCACAGCAGCAACAGAGGCCCGCATCGCCACGCTAGAAACCTCGCTGGCCCAGTACCTCAGCAACAGCGAATACCGAAGCGGCTGGCACAGCCTCATCGTCAGCACCGAACAGCAGCTCACCGCTGCCCGTGCAAACCTCGCGAGCCTGCAAGGCGAACAGCGCACACCAGCACCCACAACACTGGCCGTTTGGCTGCCACTACTCATGCAAATGGCCGCCGTCTGCCTGCTGCAGTGCCTGATCGTAATGACCACCCGAACACTGGCGCGCCCAGCACCTAAAACAGCCGGTACCAAACACAGCACCAACGAAGACCAGCCCGAACACAGCCTAATCGGAGCTGTTGCCCAACTCGCGATCGCACGACCAAAGCCCGCCGCCAAACCCGCAGGCCAGCGCGGCAAGGCGTAGTCGTTAGCATCACCAAGGCCACCAAACAGAAAAACCAAGAAAAGAAAAACAAAGGACAACCGCCATGACAGCAGCAACAAAACCGATATGGATCGGCACCTGCCCAAATTGCGGCCCGGTGCGCATTACACAAATTAGCCAGCCAAGCGCCTGCACTAACCAAATTAAATTTGGCAAGCGCAGCTTACGAATTTGCCGCCAAACCCTAACCGACGTGCGCAGCACCCGAGGCGAAAAATAACCATGCAAACACATCCAGAAATCAGCATCACGTTTCGGCGCACCACAGACGGTGGCGTCGCCGTTATGTGCGTCGCGCGGAAATCAAAAGATAAAGACTTAAGTCTGCGCGCGCAGGTCATTGCTCAAGCGCTAAAACACCTAATGCCGCACGTCGTACAAGCAGCAGAAGAAGAAATCGCAGCAGACGCCGCAAAAAACAAACAACCGGAGGTAATGCACTGATGAGCACAAACCAAATCCCCGAAGGCTTTATGCAAAACAGCCAAGGCCACCTAGTGCCCGAAGCCCAAGTGCGCGAGCAAGACAAACTGCGTGACAGCGTCGTCAATGACCTTGCCGCCGAAGCGCGTGAGATCAGTCTGCGTTTAATGAAATTTAAGCGCCGCGCACTGGCCGACATCAGCGACCTAATCCAAGTCGCCGCCGATAAATACGAAGTCGACTTAGGCGGCAAAAAAGGCAACGTCAGCCTAACCAGCTACAACGGCAAATACCGCATACAACGCGTCTACTCAGAACGCATTGAATTCACCGAAGAACTACACGCCGCGCAAGCATTGTTCGCGCGTTGCTTAGATCGCTGGACGGAACATGCCGACAACAACATCCGCGCACTGGTGGATCGTGCCTTTCGTACCAACAGCAACGGCCAAATAAAAACCGCCGAATTGCTCGGCCTGCTACGTCTAGACATCAAAGACCCAGACTGGCAGCAAGCCTGCGAAGCACTCAAAGACTCCATTACCGTCAGCGGCACCACAGTCTACATCCGCATCTATGAACGCGTAGGCGACTCAGATCGCTATCGCCTAGTGCCACTCGATCTCGCCAGCGTAGGGGGCAACCATGTCAGCAACCACTAAAACACCCATCACAAAAGAACAATGGCAAGCCATCAGCGAAGAGCTGAAAGGCACTAACCCTTATGTCTGCTTTCAGTACCAAAGTCGAAAGGTTGAGGTAATTCGCGTGCGAGTCAGTGAAAGCAAATTTAATTTACGAGTTTTTGTCGATGGCAAAATAAATACAGACTGGTTGCACCCAGAAAATGAAAAACATGACCCTATATCTACGGCGGTTTGGTGCAACAAAAAAGCCGCTATTTATACGCCATCTGAAATCAAGAAAATTGAAAAAGTATGGGGGAAGCGTGAAGCCAAAAAGGCACACCCGAATCTACATAAAAAGATTGATTGGTACTGCCCAGACTTTGGCGCAAGCCGAACCCTCATTGGTAAATACAAAAAGTTAAAAGGCCTGACGTTAGAAGTCATAGGTCACGAAAACCGTTTAATTCATTTTCACGGAGATACTTTAGATGTCAGTCACACTCACGCCTAAAAACAAAGCGATTGCAGAAATCGACATAGCTAACGGCACACTAAACACACTGCTAAACGGGCCTTTAAAACCGATTTTAGGCAATGCACAAACCGTCTCAGCCAATGACCTCAGCTGCAACGCACTGCAAGCCGAAGCGTGCGCCAAAGCACTAGAAAAATGGGTGCCACCGGCTGGCTGGTTTATGGAGGGCAAAGAGTACACAGGCCTTGTCATGTTTATGGACTTTTTTCGCCGCTGTAACGGCTGCGAGCTGTCCTAATGAACGAATGCAAAATCTGCGAAAACACCGGATTTAACGAACGCTATATCGACGTCACAATCTGCTGCCGCTGCAACGAAGGCAAGCGGCAGCGGTTGATCTACCTACGCCGTCGCTTAATAGAAATCCGAGAACAAACGGCAAGCATCAACAACGAAATCGACGAGCTAGAAAAAGAGCTAACACCAGCGAGGAGGTAAGTATGAGGCAAGAGATTTTGAATTTTCTTAAAGAGAACGAATTGGGCGCGACATGGAATATGAGGCTTGCGGGAATTGGTGAGTCAAAGGAGCTGCTAAAGGCACTAAAAGAATTGGAAGCCGAAGGGGAAGTCAGACGGCATCGTTTCTCAACGGCAAACAACTTCGTCTGGGAGTTGGACGTATAACGCTTCGCACACTAGCCGAGGTCTCGTGTTGTGAGTGTGTTATTGATCGATCATTTAAAACAGGTTTAAAAACATGGCTAATTTAAAAGCTCAAATCCACATCGCAAAAAGCCAGCTAAACATGGATGACGACACCTACCGCGCACTACTGAAAGGCGCAACAGGCAAAACATCCTGCAGCGACATGACCGTGCCGGATCTGCACAAAGCCATCCACGCCTTTAAAGAGCGTGGCTTTAAAGTACGCCCCGGCAAAAAAACAGGGCCAACATCGCGCAAACGCATTAAAACCAAACACGGCACCGAGATAGGCGGCCCAACACAAGGCGATAAGATCCGCGCACTCTGGCTAACAATGGCTGATGACGGCATCGTCCGCGACCGCTCAGAAGAAGCCCTGCGCAACTACATCCGCCGCCAGACCCGCAACCAATTTAGCGCCCCCCAGTTTTGCGACGAATACAGCGCCAGCCAAGTGATAGAAGCCCTCAAAAAATGGCACGCCCGAGCCATCAAAGAGAAGCAAGGAGCCTAGCAATGATCCCTGAGCACATAGACACAAGCCTGCTGCCCGAGTCCATCCGCGACATGACCGACATCATCGGCATTAGTGCCGCACTGCGCATCGTAGAAGAGCGCGGCGGCATACGCCTCTATGTGCCAAAAGCCCTCAGCGACAGCCACTGGCTGGCAGATCTGATAGGCACCGAAGCACTGGCTGCACTGGTTGAAATCTACGCCGGAGAAGAGATAGAAATCCCACGCTGCGCCGCCGCACTTAAAGCCATGAAAGATCAAGAGATCGCAAACGCGAAAGGCAGCGTGGCAGAGATTGCCCGCCGTTATGGCTACACAGAAAGAGGGATCCGAAAGATCCGCCGCCGAGTGGAAGTGCAAGGCGGCGCGAATCAGTTGAGGTTATTTTATGGAAATTAAAGATCTCACTCCTCCTCCTCCTTGCGGGAGGGGGTACGCCTTGATCGTTTCAACCTTCTGTTACCCGCATTCATAGACGCATCAATTACTCTGTTCGTCACAAATTTCTTTCTTCCAGCAGTTATGACGTCAGGCGGAGAAGGAATATCCTCTACTTTCTTATCCGATTCTGATGCCGGTAAATCTTCAGTATCCTTACCCATGTTGACTCCCTACAAATAGTAGTTAAAAGAAAACGCTAAAAATCCTAGCGCTATAAATAGACTGGTTGCAATGGTTGCGTATGAAGAGGTGCGCAAATATGCGCCTCTCTTACCATTTGTAATTGCCCCATTGCTGCAAGCTATATCAAGCCTCGAAATCAGGTCGGTTAAGGCAGTCTCATATACTGCTGTGCTTTTTTCGTGTAGTAAGCCGTAAGCTTTGTTCAAATGTTCTGCCCAGCTCTGAGAGTACAGGATGTCATACCCCCCTATGGCTGGAATGGCTAAAATAGCCGAAATAAAGGCCAATGCGCCCGTTACCATCGCAAAACTAAGCGGCAAGAAACAGACGGTTAGAACTAAGACAGAATTATCAAAGTCGACATATTTAATATATATCCAGTCAAATAGAGCGGCGTTAAATCCCGTGAGTACAACCGCAAGCCAAGCTAGGATGCGCGCCACTGAAACCTGATGTCGGTTTATATCAACGATTTGGGTGTAATATTCTTTCTCGGACATCACTACCAAACGTTCAAGAGTTTTCTGGTAACCTTCCATGTCGAAGCTATTAGACATTCCCGATCCCTATGCTGAATTATTGGCTTAACAAGTATAAGGGCAACCTCTATTAGATAGCTACCTAGTGCTATCTCGAAGTACAGAGCTGAACCGAACTGGCCAAGCGCTATGGATATACAGAGAGGGGCAATCAGAAAAATCCGCCCCGAGTCGGAGCACGGCGGCGCAGATCAGATGGGGTTATTTGACTGAGGGGTACACCTCAAGTTTGGTGAGCAGGTCCATATACTTATCCCGTCGTTCTTTTAATTTCTGAATGTTGCCATTCTTATCCCCATGCTTACTATGCAAATAGTCCATGTATGCTGCTTCAAGATATATGAAAATTTCCGAGATATGGAGCTGTTCATTCTCTTCTAAAATCTCACATTGATTAGACAGCGCGTGAATATCAGATCTCAAAGCATCCGTTATAATTTTGGACTCTTTACTCAGATCGCCTAATTCGAATATGTTAATAGCCGATCGCAGTCGTATGAGATTTGTGAGCCATTGAATACGTAAAAAAAGCACCTTTCTTTTGACTCGACGTCGCTCTGCTCTAACTGGCATATACGCTACCAGAGCCGCAAACATGGCGACTCCGAAAGAGGCTGTAGCGACTATGAATGTCAACCCGTCAATTAGAACTTCGTTTCCAGCCGCTGACGCAACAAGGTCTATTAATTGTTCATTAGTAATAGGGGGCGGAGCGCCGTCCCTCTCTGTTATGTTAGTATCGAAGCCGCCCATTTACATCCCTCTCTAAGAATAATCCACCGGAACACCCACCCCCGCCCAACACAAACACGCCCCACGTACTCTTTAGATTCTGAAAAACGATCACGCGATCAGATCAAATCTACGAGGGTGGGGCCATGTAATGCAACGTCATAAGCTAAGCGAAAACTTCTACCTAGACGAATTTACGCGCTCCCAAACGGCAGCGCGTAATAGCATAGATAACAGCGTCAAATTAGGTGGCCCGGTCTACTCTAACATAAAGCGTTTGTCTCGCAATTTGCTGCAACCCATTCGCAGCAATGTCGGGCCAATGTTCGTCAGCTCTGGTTATCGTTGCCCAGCACTCAACACCAAAATTGGTGGCTCTGCATCATCTCAACACTGCCAAGGCTTGGCCGTTGATATAACTGCTATCGGCAAAACCCCCTTGCAACTCGCCACGCTGTTTCGCGAGCACGGCGGCTTTGATCAGCTCATTCTTGAGTTTGGTGAATGGGTGCATGTATCCATACCTGCAAAAGGTGAGTTAGCCCGTGGCGAGATACTAACCGCCGTCAAAGTCCCGCGCCCGTTTCGCAAGCCAAAAACCGTCTACGTCCGTGGGCTGCTTTCTCAAAACGAAGCGCTGCGAATTGCACTAGGTCGTGCCGCATGATCCCAACCATGAAAGACGGTCGCGGCTGCCAATCTAAAACCCTCACCTTTGTGGCCATTAGCTGGTTCGCATTGCTCGTTAAATTTGTGATTGCAGGCATGACCTTAGGCCCGCTCGGCACTATGCCCCCGATGAGTGCCATCGACTTCGGCAGCGCCGTTACCGCCGTGCTCACTATATGGCTGGGCCGAGAGTGGACAGAAAAGCGCAAGCCGCAACCGTCACCACAACACCCGCCGCCCGGAGAAAAACAGCCATGAACTGGACATCAAAAGTCGTCGGTTTCTTAGCCGCCGCTGGTGCCATTTTTACTTTGGTCTTCCGCACCAAATTGGCAGAAGAACGAGCCGACAGAGCCGAAGAAACTGCCGACCGGTCACAAGCGATAACCGACAACTACCAACACATCAACAATGCCCGTGCTGAATTACGCGAGCAACACGCAAAGGAGGATGCCGCCGATGCTGAAGCGCTCAAAGCTGGCCGTCGCAATCATCTTGATAACACTTACTAGCACCGGCTGCGCAACCCGCACCGAGTATCAGCTGGCTCCATTACCGATGCCGCCACGCCCAGAGTTGCCGCGCTTAGATGAAGCCGACATGGAATGCCTCAGCGAGCAAACCTATTACCGCCTAATCAGGCGCGACCGTGCTCGCCGTAATTACGCCGACGAACTAGAGGCCGTTATACGCAGTACGCATATGGAGAGCACAAATGGCCGATGACCTCGACCGCGCAAAAGACCTCGAAAACTTTCAGCGCGATAACGCCCTAAAAGCGCAAGCATTAAAAGCAAAAGAGCCACCGCAAGACATCGACCAAGACGGCAACGTCTGGTGCATCGATTGCGGCGACAAAGTCGCGCGCGAACGACTAAACGCAAAGCCCAACGCAGCACGCTGCATCGACTGCCAAGGCCTGCACGAACTCAAGGATCGCTGTTAATGGATGAACTCGACTACAAAGCGCTGGGGTTTTTACTGCAAGCAATCCAACTGGTCGGAACCATCGCCGGTTTTGTCTGGGTAATTATCAGCAATCGCCAAAAAGCTAACGCCAGCGCCATTGAAACGCTGCGCGCAGAAGTCGATGAAGATACCGAACAGCTAGGCAACCGTTTAACAAGGTTAGAAGCGCAAATGGAACACATGCCCGGCCACGAAGATTTAGGCGAAATACATAGCCGAGTTAATGAAACCGCACAACGCCTAACCAGCATGGAAGGCGAACTAAAACAAATGAACCACACCATGCAGCTGATGCACCGCCATCTGCTCAACGGGAGTAAGTCATGAGCTATCACGACATCGTCACAGAAGATCAGCGCCTCGTTATTCTGCGCGGTTTAAAAGAATTAAACGGCAGCTCTAACGACTCCATTTTGCAAAAAGTATTAGGACGTTTTGGTCACAGCGTTAGCCGCGACAAAGTGAAAACGCATTTACATTGGTTGGCTGAGCAAGAGCTAGTGACCATCGAATCTGTGTTAAGCACCGACGTCGTCACACTCACGTCACGCGGCTACGACGTAGCCGAAGGTGCCGCACGCGTTCCTGGCATTGGCGTACCTCGCCGGGGGGCTTAAATGGCTAAAACTACTCGTGGCCGTGGATCAAAAATAGAACAGCTCCCCGATGCTGTTAAATCGCTGTTAAACGCCATGCTGCGCGATCAGCAATACACGCAGCAAGACATCCTAGACGAAGTTAATACGCAGCTCGAAGCGATGGGTGCAGACGACGAAAAAATCAGCCGCAGCGGATTAAATCGCTACGCCACGCGCATGGCAGCGATTGGCAAAAAGATGCAAGAACGCCAAGCCGCTGCAAACGCCCTGACATCAAAGCTGGGCGAAGTACCACAAGGTGATATAGGCAAACTGCTGATCAACATCACCCAATCACTCGCGTTTGACATTTTATCCGACGCAGCCGAAGGCGACGACCCCGCAAGCCTTGGCATGCTCAAAGATTTATCGCTACTGATCCGCCGCCTCGAAAGCGCCAACATGGACAGCCTCAAACGCGAAAAAGAAATTCGCAAAGCCTTTGCCGAAGAAGCAGCCAACGCCGCCGAAGAAATCGCCAAAGGTGCAGGCTTAAGCCGCGAAGCCATCCGCACCATCAAAAACGAAATACTGGGGATCGCGTAATGCAGCTGCCTGAGCTTATTCCCTACAACTCAAACGAGCTTTTACTCGGGTATCAAAAACGTTGGGTGGCCGATGAATCGCCGTTAAAAATCGCAGAGAAATCACGCCGCACAGGTTTAACCTGGGCCGAAGCCGCCGATGCCACCTTAACCGCAAGCGCGGCTAAATCCGCAGGCGGTACCAACCATTTTTACGTTGGCTCAAACAAAGAAATGGCCCGCGAATTTATCGACGCCGTGGCCATGTGGGCAAAAGCATTCGACAAAGTCGCGACCGAAATCAGCGAAGAAGTCTTCACCGACGAAGACAAAGACATCCTCACCTTTGTCGTCTACTTCGACAGCGGCTACAAAGTGCAGGCGCTATCGTCCAACCCATCCAACCTGCGTGGTATGCAAGGCAATGTCACCATCGACGAGGCCGCGTTCCATGAGCGCCTAGCCGAAGTATTAAAAGCCGCACTCGCACTCACCATGTGGGGCGCGAAAGTCCGTTTAATCAGCACGCACAACGGCGACGAAAGCATCTTTAACGAGCTAATAAACGACAGCCGCGCAGGCAAAAAACGCTACAGCGTGCATCGCATCACCTTAGACGATGCCTGCCGCGAAGGCTTATACCAGCGCATTTGCGAACGTACCGGCAAAACGTGGAGCATCGAAGCCGAAGAAGACTGGAAAGCGGGCCTACTTAAAGACACAGCAACAGAAGAAGACGCCCTAGAAGAATACTACTGCGTGCCCAAGTCCGGTGGCGGCGCGTACCTACCACGCATCCTAATCGAAGCGCGCATGCGCCCAGAATATACCGTCGTGCAATATCGTGGCACGACCGAGTTCAACCAATGGCCAGAGCACATCCGTGAAGCAGAAATGCGCGAATGGTGCGAGCAAAACCTACTGCCACTGTTAGTGGGCTTAGATCCAAAACTGCACCATTGTGTGGGCGAAGACTTTGGCCGCTCATCCGACATGACCGTCATGGCCCCCATGCAAGTTGGCTTAGACCTCATCCGGCGCGTGCCGTTTTTGTGCGAGCTGCACAACGTACCGTTTAAACAACAAGAGCAAGTCTTTAACTACATCGCCGACCGGCTGCCACGTCTTTATGCCGGAGCCTTAGACGGTCGCGGTAACGGCCAATACATGGCCGAGCAAGCGGGCTACCGCTACGGCCAAGGCCGTATGGAATCCGTCATGCTCTCGCAGAGCTTTTATTTAGAGCACATGCCCAAGTTCAAAGCCGCGTTTGAAGACGACAAAATCCACATCCCACAGCATTCCGACACCCTGTCAGATCTGCGCGCCTTGCAAGTGATAAAGGGCATACCAAAACTGCCCGATACCAAAACCGACAGCAAAAAACAACGCCACGGCGACTCAGCTATCGCGCTCTTTCTTGCTTACTACGCCTCACTAATGGAAGTCGAAGAGTTCGCCTACCACAGCGCCGCCAAACACCAGAACCGCAACAATGACCACCATTACCGATCCATTCGCACAACAGGCGGCTTTCGTCGCGGCTGTTTGTAGGAGTAACACATGGCAGACAGCACAATACTAGATCACAACGGCCAGCCGTTTAAAAAATCCGATTTAAGCAAAGAAGTTGCCCACGCATCGCTTACCGGCGTGCGCAGCGTTTGGAACTGGGGCAGCGAGGCAGAATACATAACGCCCGAACGACTGGGCGCAATCCTGCGTGCCGCCAACGACGGCGACGCCACCGCCTATTTAACACTGGCTGAGGAAATGGAAGAGCGCGACCCGCACTACGGCTCGGTGCTCGGCACCCGCAAACGCGCCGTGTCTGGTTTGCCGGTTAGCGTAGAGTCCGCGACCGACGATGCCGCCGACGTAAAACTGGCCGACGCCGTGCGCGAACTGATACGCCGCCCAGAGTTTGGCGACATGCTCGACGACTGCCTAGACGCCCTAGGCAAAGCTTACTCAGTCATAGAAATGAACTGGGACACCAAACGCACCCCGTGGACACCGCGCGATCGCAACGAGCTAATCGACGGCGAATGGCACGAAGTCGAAGGCTACGCATGGCGCGATCCGCGCTTCTTTATGTATGACCGTGTGCAAGGCCGTCAGCTGCGGTTAATAGATGAAGAAGACACCTACAACGGCAAACCACTGCCACCGCATCGTTTTATTATTCACCGCCCGCGCTTAAAGTCAGGGTTGCCGATCCGTGGTGGTCTAGCGCGTTTGGCTGCCGTTGCCTACATGTGCAAGGCCTACACCGTCACCGACTGGATGGCATTTGCCGAAGTTTTTGGCATGCCGCTGCGTGTCGGCAAGTACGGCACCGGCGCAACGCCAGATGACATCAACACACTCATCAACGCCGTGGCCAACATAGGCACCGATGCCGCCGCCGTTATCCCCGAGTCCATGCGCATCGAATTTGAGGCCGCAGGCAACAGCACAGGCGGTGCCGATCTCTTTAAAAACTTGGCTGAGTATTTAGACAAACAAATCTCCAAAGCCATACTCGGCCAAACTGCATCAGCAGACGGCACGCCCGGCGCGTTAGGCAACTCGGATTCCCAGGATGAAGTTCGCCAGGATATTTTAGAATCCGACGCCCGCCAACTCAGCAACACCATCAACAAATACCTGGTGCGCTCATTCATCGACCTCAACTTCGGCCCGCAAGAAAACTACCCACGCGTAGTGATTGCGGCAGAAGATCAAGAAGACACCAGCGCACTGGTCGACAACGTCATGAAGTTGATCCCGTTCGGTTTAAAAGTCGAAGCATCCGTCATGCGCGACAAACTCGGTTTGCCAGATCCTGAAGACGGTGCCGAAGTGTTAGCCGTTGCAGCTGCTCCAACGCCACCTACACCGTCAGAACAGCCGCAGCCAAACCAAACCGCACTCAATCAACAGCAGCCGTGTGGATGCCACGCCTGCACCCAAGCACTGCATACCGCACGCAATCGCGAGCAGTTCAACGCCAGCGAACAAGCACTCGATGAACTCGAAGCCGCCAGCCTTAATCATTGGCAAGCCCAGATCGACCCAATCTTGCAACCCATCCGCGACTTACTGGATGCCGTAGACACCGCCGAAGAGTTCGCCGCAGGCCTGCAAGAACTGCTCGAAGACATGGACGACACCGAGCTAGTGCGCAACCTAGCAGCCGCTATGTTCCTGGCGAATGGAGTGGGCGACGGATCAGCAGATGCCTGAATACCGCTTTCCCTCGCAGCCGCCAAAAGACGCCCTAGAATGGTTTCGCGCCAAAGGCTTTAAACCCGCCTTTGATCATCGCGACGTATGGCGACAAGAGCACGCTCAAGCATTCACCGTCGCCAAAGCCATGCGCATGGACGTGCTCACCAGTATTCGTGAGTCACTAGACCAAGCCCTAGCGGAAGGCAAAACCCTAGCGCAGTTTCGCCAAGAGCTAACCCCCACACTGCAAAAGCTGGGTTGGTGGGGCCGCTCTGACGAAGTGGATCCGCTAACAGGTGAAGTGATCAATGCTCAACTGGGCAGCCCGCGACGTTTAAAAACCATTTACCGCACCAATATGCGCACCGCCCGAGCAGCTGGGCAATGGCAGCGCATACAGCGACGCAGCAAAACGCACCCGTATTTAGTGTATGAGCTGGGGCCATCAGAACAACACCGCGTCCAGCATGTTAACTGGGCTGGCATCATACTGCGTGCCGACGATCCGTTCTGGTCAACGCATTACCCACCCAACGGCTGGGGCTGCAAGTGTCGCGTGCGTCAGATCAACCAACGCGAACACGACAAACTAATGAACTCAGGCGAGTTCACCGACAAAGCCCCACAGATCCGCAACCGTGAATACATCAACGACCGCACCGGCGAAACCCTACAAGTCCCCAACGGCATCGACCCCGGTTGGGACTACAACCCCGGCATGGCACGCGGCAAAGCTGCAAAGCAGCACGTCGCGCAAACAAAAAAAACAATGACCAAGGCACTGGCAAAGCCAGTACAGACGCAAGGCGTGCAAGTATTCCCGGCAGACCTAACCTTCAGCACCTGTAAAAACGTCACACAAGAAGGCGTGCAGCAGGTGCTCTCGCAGATCCCCGGCGCAGCGCCTCAAGTTGAAAAGCTCGCCCGATTTATGGAAGCCCATCCCACTAAAACCCTGTTTCTAAAACTGAGTGACCAAGGCAAAGGGAAAAAGGCATGGGAGCTAGAAAAGCCAATAGGCGAATTTTTAGGGCTTGAAGGGCGTGAGGCGCGGTCATCCTACTACTCACCTCGTGCCGGTCGGTCAAATGGCTGGACACGTTTAAATGCAGAATATGTAGTGGTAAAAGCCAAGGCGTCAGATAAGCTCACTAAGATAGACCCCGACCTCATGGCCGCCGCTGTCGATGCCGCTAGGCATGCCCAAGAGCTGGGCGACCGTAGCCGCTTTTGGTCGATGCGGGCAACCTATGACGCCCTCAACGGCGAAAGCCATCCGGGCCTAGTGAATACATGGATACATGAAGTCGGGCACCAAGTGCATGCCTGGGCAGGACTCCCCAGAGCGCCAATGCTCAAAAGCCTGACACTATACTCAGACACAAATAGTCTCGAATGGCACGCAGAGCACTTCACAGCGTGGCTAATGAATCGCGCCAGCTTGGCCAAGTGGGATGAAAGCGTGGCAATATATTTTGACGAACTGATAGAGGTTGCGATCCAATCCGATCGCAAGACAACACGATGAAACAACCGCCAATGAATAAAACCAGCGAAGCATTCAAACAAGCACAACAGCTGCTTAGCCTTGACCCCTTGCCAGATGATGCCGAACAGCGACTAGAAGCGTTAGAGATGCAAATACGCCCAGATGAAAGGGGTATGTTCGGAGACTTGTGGTCGGCGTTTGAATTAATTCAACCCGCTACCGAAGATTATCCTAATCCCACCAAGAGTGCGTAGCCATGACAAGCAAGCTCAGGTAGGCCTGTGTGGCTCTCTAGTAGTTAAAAAATAGAATGGTGCGGCATCGGTATGGGAAATGAGTAATAAGGCGAATACAGGAAGGTTTAAACAGGTTTTAAACGCTATTGGTGATCAATCATCAGCATCATTGTCAGATCAATTATAGTTACACAGTAGTAGAAGATGAAAACACTAGGTATAAATAGTCTAGTGAGACCTTGGATGATGAGTGTTGATAGGCTCAAATCCATGTATTCCATTTTGTTATTGTACAAATGCTGATCATTCTATTAGAGTGGCCGCGTTTTTTACGCACACATATCTCAAACAACAAAACTATATTGTACAACTACATTTATCTAGCAATTAGTTATAACAATATCGCTTTATCATAAGGATTTGGAATGAGCGAAACGCATATTTTCCTGAAGTACGACGGCCACTCGGATGCACTAAAGAAACACAGAATTGAGGCCAAGCAGCTTGGAGAGACTCTAATAGAGTTAGCTGATCTCATTTATGATGCCAACACTACCTTGAATGGTGTTGACTCCTTTGTGGATGTACAAGCCCAAGCTGGCTTTATTGAAGGATCCTTCGGGCTAGAGCTTATTATTGATCAAGGCTCCGTAGAAGGTGTGATTGAGGTCGCAAAGTATTTAGGTCTTGGAGTTACAGCCGTTGCTGGGAACTTACTATCTATCTTGAAGAATAAAGGCAGGAAAGAGCCTGACCTAAATACCGTTGTAATTGATGAGAGTAATGGTACTGCTACAATTATGCTTGATGACGAACAAGTCCCGACAACTCCAGAAGTTATCGAACTTCTAAAATCACGCATAATTCGCAAAAGAGTTGCCAATATAGTTAACAAACCGCTTAAAGATCCAGGCATAGATATGTTTAAGGTTATGGACTCGGCGGATGATCAAAACGAAGTTATAAGCGTTGATAAGATTGCTAGCGAGATGTTCAAGGAACCTCCGCGAGTAAAATCCGAAACCGTAGAAGAGCTGGAGACAGTTGCTTCGATTGAGTTCCTAACATCCAATAAAGAAAGTGGTAGCTCAGGGTGGAGGATGCGGCACTTAGGTCAGGATGTGAGTGTGAAAGTTCAAGATGAGGTTTTTCTAAATGCTATCAAGAAAGAAGATGAACCAAGCATATATGGCCTAAAATACAGGGTGGATTTGTTCTACAAAAAGACACAAAGCGCATCAGGCTCCCGCGATAACTACATAATAACCAAAGTACGATCACGAGTTCGGGAATAACAGTTTCGAGGTAGGTGAAAATGAATTACTTACTAACTTTAATCGCCGTTTTCTGTGTCAGTTTTATCCTGACAGAAATCTACTATCGTTTTAAACACAAAAAGATAGTAACAGTGAAGATTATTGATAAGGATGGATCTGAGCGATTTGTGCAAATAAAGCCAGGCAGAGATCCGGAAGTTGATGCTTTAATTGCAAGCATTAAGAAACAAAAAGGGAGTGCGTAGATTGGCTGAAACGCATTCTCCTTATAGTAAGCAAGTTATTGCCGCAAAAGTCATAGCGCTACCATCCCTAATTGGCTTTGTAGAGCCTGTATTTCACTGTATAGGCTTGATGCCTGCCAGTGAATTTCACACCCCAGTGAAATTATTAGTGTCAGCCGTAATCGTCCTATCTGTAGAGTCATCGTCTATATGGTGCGTAAAAAAACTAAATCATAAAGAAATTGAGAGTAAAAAATTTAAAATTTCCCAACAAATATCTGAATTGGAAGGTTATCTGATTGAGGAACTAGATACTCCAACCATTAAGAATGTCGAGAAAGAAATAAGAAGATTAAAAAAAGAACTAACAAGTCTAATAGCTAAGTAGCAGTTCTTGGCAGTGGTATATAAATAGGTCACGTTTAAGACAGGAGTCACAACGCATGAAAAACCAAGGATTCACTCTCGCACAATTCGCAGGCGCTATCCTGCTAACCATCACGGCATTACTCTTCTTCATCATGCCCGAACTCAAACAGCCCGACCCCGTAACACCGCCGGTCATTGCCAACGCACAAAATGAAGTTGAAGAAGCCACACTACTGAATGCAGCCGACACTCTGATGATGGAATGCCCCGATCTAGTTAAGTACGGTGTTGATGTCAAAGAGATCCGAATGGAGTTAGGCGCAGCGTCACTAACGGCACAGCGTGAAAAGCAATGGCAAACGCAAGCCTCTGCAGAAGTCGTCATCGTTACTGACGCTCAATATTTGCCGAAAGGTCAGCACTGCCATTATGGTTTGGGTGTATCGCCGATTGGCGAGTGGGGATTTTACGGCTCAAAAGAAGACTGTTTAAAGCTCTGTAACATGACAGAGAGCAGCGACTATGGCTATAAGGTCATCATGCACAGCCTTGCAAGCGAGGCAGCACAGTGACAGCAGAAGTGACTAAGCTGGCAAATGACATAGGTTTCAGTGACTGGCTTTCAGTCGTAGCCATCATTTTATCGTTTGCAACGTTTTATCTTACGCGTCGTAAAAAAGCGTCACTAACAATAATTGCAGACGTAAATGAAAATTCTTTTAAATACTCGCCAATTCATACTCTGTATCGTGATGATGGGGTTGACCTTGCTAGGTATCATTTTAGTTTTGAATTGCTCTTATTAAACACCGGAAATGCCTCAGTATTTATTGAATCCGTTACTTTATTAGACCCCGGCACCAACAATGGTAAAATATCATCAATTAATTTTTATTCTAAGGAAAATAGGCTGTTAACCGGTGAACAAATTCTATCGATTCAGGTTAAAGACATGATGGGTTATGATCTGGATCTTCCGAAAGAAACAACTAATCATAAGTTAATATGCGATGTAAGAGTATTTACCCCCGATGGATTACCGACAATAGTATCGTTGCCATTAATTTTATTTTTGGATGAAAAACTTCACGTTAAAAAGGTTGAATCTGAAGCAAGAGAAATAAAATATCATTCTGTTAGTCATTGGGTTTCTAAATATTTTTTAAAATTTAAAAAGAAATAACCCACCGGAACACCCACCCCCGCCCCTCCTAAACGTAGCCAGAACATACTGGCCACATGAAAACACCAAACGTCCTTTATATCGCGCTCAATACTGAACGGTCACTGCAACTAGAGACTGCGCTTTGCTTTGAGCTACCCGCAGACGGCACCATCCCAGAATGGGTGCCGCTTATCCCCGTGGGCGAAGTTATTGGCCGCGATGGCCGCAAATGGCAAAACAATGCCGAGCAAGTAATTGCACACACGGTTGCAATGAATCGCGATCAGCCGCTGGATTATGAACACAGCACCGAGCTAAAAGCCCCGATGGGCGAAGAAGCGCCCGCCGCTGGTTGGTTCAAAGAATACCGCATCGCTAATGGCCACATTGAAGCCCGTTTAGAGTTAAACCCTCGTGGCCTAGCCTCAGTTCAAAACCGTGAATACCGCTATCTGTCACCAGTGTTTCAGTATGACGCCACCGGCAACATCTACGACATCCGCAGTGCTGGTCTAACCAACACGCCTAATTTGCTACTGCCAGCTCTAAACCGCGAACAAACCCCCGTTACTCAAAACAATCAGGAGACATCCACTATGGATCTCGCACAACTATTAGCCGCATTAGCGACCGCTCTAAACTCTGAAATCAGCACGCCAGAGCAAGCGCTGGCCGCTATTCAAAAGCAAAATACCGACCTGCAAACCGCTCGCAATGCTGAAGCCCAGCCCGACCTCACCAAGTTTGTGCCCGTAGAAACGCACGAAGTTGTATTGCAGCGCGCCATGAACGCCGAGCAAAAGCTAACCGACAACCTGCAAACCGCACTGAATGCCGAGATCGATGCCGCCATCGACGACGCCGTCGCCCAGGGAAAAATCGCCCCAGCGAATAAAGATTTTTATCGCACCGCCTGCAACAGCGAAGGTGGGCTGGATAAATTCCGCGAGTTCGCCAAAGCCGCACCAGTCGTTGCAGCCCCGTCCGAACTGGATGGCAAAAAGCCCGGCGAACACAAAACGGCACTAAACGCAGAAGAGCAAAAGATCGCTGATGCGTTTGGTAACACCGCAGAAGATTTAAAAACCTACGGCGCTGATTAATAGGCGCTAATTAACAGGCGCTTAATGAACGAATAAACGCCAATTTAAAACCGCTTTAAATAACCGCTAAACAGGAGGCCAGCATGGCACTCACAGCAGATCGCAACACGCCATACCGCAACGGAGACACCATTTCTGCCCCTGTTGCTGCATCCACCGTCATCTATGCAGGCGCATTAGTCTGTGCCGACGCCAGTGGCAACGCCGTGCCAGGCGCAACCGCAACCACGCTCACGTACTTGGGCCGCGCGTCCGAACACGTCGACAACAGCGCAGGCAGCGCCGGTGACGAATCCATCGCCATCGATCACGGCAAAGCCTTCTTGTTTAAAAACTCAGGGGCCGACGCAGTCACTCAAGCTCGCTTGGGCAAGGTTTGCTACATCGTCGACGACGAAACCGTAGCAGCAACAGACGGCACAGCCACCCGTTCAGCGGCGGGCAAAGTGATTGGCATCGACTCAGAAGGCGTGTGGGTGCTGTAAGCCCATCGTCAGCATTAATTAATTTAGCAACGGAGAAACATCATGCTAATCAACAAAGCAAACATTGGTCAGGTCTTTACCAATATTAAAGCCACCTTTAATAAGGCGTTTGATTCTGCCCCTGCGCAGTGGCAAAAAATTGCCATGTTAGTGTCATCCACAACCAGCGTCGAAGACTACGCATGGCTGGCCAATTTTCCGAAAATGCGCAAATGGATTGGTGAAAAATTCATTAAATCACTGTCGTCATTTAAGTACACATTAGTAAATGATCCATACGAAGCGACCATCGAAATTCACAAACATCAACTCGCTGATGATCAAATCGGCTTTCTTATGCCGCAGGCGCAAGGCGTTGGTTTCTCTGCAAAGCAGTGGCCTGATGAACTCGTGTTTGATGCTGTTAATAAAGGCACGGTAACGATCTGCCACGATGGACAATACTTTTTCGATACCGACCACCCCGTGGGCGATGCCTCAGTCAGCAACAAGTACAACCTGACACTGGACATCTCGACTCAAGCGGCGGCTAAAGCGTCTTACGGTGCTGTCCGTACAGCCATGAAAAGCCAAAAAGACGAAGAAGGCCGCCCGCTCAACGTCAACCCAAACATCTTGCTGGTATCAACAAATCTGGAAGACACCGCTAACGCGTTAATGACGAATGATCGCTTAGAGGACGGCAAACCCAACCTGTACAAAGGCACTGCCGAAGTCGTTGTCGCACCGTGGTTGGACGACGATACCTGGTATCTGCTCGACACCACCAAGCCCGTTAAGCCGTTCGTATTCCAGCAGCGCGAAAAGCCAATGATGGTCAGCCAAACCGACATCAATTCAGATGCGGTGTTTAACACCGGCATGTTCCGCTTCGGTGCCGAAGCACGAGGCACGGCAGGTTACGGATTCTGGCAGCTTGCTTTTAAAGGCAAGTAGCCCAGCAACGAATCAGCAAAGACTCTTAAGTCGCTAACGCTGAAACGGCCAAGGAAGGCCACCTTTAAACAAATTGATAAATGGGTGAATCATGGCAACTCAAAAAAAACCAACCGCAGCGGAAGAAGCGAAAGCCAAGGCAGATGCAGATGCAGAAGCACAAGCCAAGGCAGAAGCACAAGCCAAAGCAGACGCAGACGCAGAAGCTCAAGCCAAAGTAAATGCCGAAGCCACACCGGACTTTCTTGAAGTAAAAACGGTGAAAGGCGTCCCGTCATTCCGTCGCGCTGGCCTTGCGTTTACGCAACAGCCAACGCGCATACCGCTAGCTGATCTCTCAGAAGATCAAATCGAAGCGCTAAATAGCGAGCCTCGTTTGGTTGTAACTCTAATCGCGGAAGACGCTGAGTAATGGCCTACGCAACTCAGCAAAATATAGTCGACCGCTACGGCGACGATCAACTCTTGATCGTCGCCGATCGCGACAACGACAGTGCTGTAGATGCCGCCGTCGTTGAACAAGCATTGCTCGATGCAACTGCAGAAATCGACACCTACGTTGCAGCAAAATACACATTGCCATTGGCCACTACGCCCGTCGTGCTAACGCGTTTGTGTGTCGACATCAGCATGTATCGCCTTGCTGCAGATCGTGACATGGCAACCGAAGAACGGCGCAAGCGCTATGAAGACGCTGTGTATTTGTTGCGCCGCATCGCAACCGGCGAAGTGTCTTTGGGTATTAAAACACCGCCACCAAGCTCCAACGGTGCCGTTGTAATAACAAGCCAACCCCGTCGTTTTGGGCGTGGCAAAAAGCTGCTTTAAACAGCACTTAACAAACTTTTAAAACGAGTAATTATGAGCCTGCAATTAAACATCAATATGTCACAGATCGACCGCTTGGGTGTCCGCATCCGAGCGCTTGGCGATATTGACCGCAGCGAACTACTCGAAGGCTTAGCCGCAGAAGTCGAAAGCCAAACCCGCCGACGCTTAAGCGACGAAAAAACCGCACCCGATGGCACGCCTTGGGCAGCATGGACAGACGATTACGCAGCAACACGCCACGGTGGGCACAGCCTACTAGAAAGCAGTGGCGCATTAATCGACAGCATCGAATCCGTACCCAGTGACGACAGCGTAGAAATCGGCTCCAATTTAATTTATGCCGCCATTCATAACTTGGGCGGTACCGAAGACATGGCACCAGCGCCTGCGGGAATTCCACAACGCGAATACTTAGGCTTTTCAGACGACAACCTTACCGACCTGCAATTCGTCGTCGACGACTTTATCGACGCCGCAATACACGAACATTTAAATGGGTTTGGAAAGGCAGGTGCGCTATGAGTATCGAAACCGTGCGCACCGCCATCGTTAATACAATTGCGGCAAAAATCACAACATTAAAAACCTGCGAAGCTCACCCCGGCAGATTTGATCTTGTCGAAATTAAACGCGTGGCCGCCAACGCACCGGCTGTATTTGTAGCGGCATTAGCCACAGGTAAGCAAGAAAACTCAAGTGGCAACGTACAAGCACCCGTCAGCTTTGCCGCATTCATCGTCACAAAAGATCAGCCGCAAAAAACACGCGACAGCCTAGTGCTAGACATCGTCAATGCATTGCTCGTGCTCACAGACTCAAACGACTGGGACAGCGAAGATGTGATCGAAGACCCAGCAAATATTCGCAGCCAGAATCTGTACTCCACCAGCATCGATAAAAACGGCGTCGCAATGTGGGCCATCACATGGCAACAAAAAATCAAACTCGGCAACGTAACCGACGTGGCTGCACTGGACGACTTCCTACGCGCAAGCGGCACCGCAGAAAATGAAAACGGCGACACCTTAATAGAAACCACAGTCAATCTGGAGGACGTTTAAATGTCTGACAAGCTAAAAGTAAAACCACGCGAAGGCGTTAACGTCCGCCGTGTCGAAAGTGGCAAACACATCGATGCAAAAGGCGAAGACGTACCCAACAACTCGTACTACCGCCGACGCATTAAAGATGGCGATTTAATTGATATTAATGCCGCTAAATCTGACACCAAAGTTGCTGCTAAAAAGGAGCCTAAATAATGCCTATTTCATTCGACGCTATCCCAGCGCTACGCACCCCCGGCACGTATATCGAATTTAACAATGAATTGGCCGGTGCAACCTCCACCGAATTTAAAGCAGTAATTATCGGTCAGCGTTTAACGACGGGAACCGTTGCCGAAGGCATCCCAACTCGTGTGACCGATCCTGCGCAAGCGGCTAAATATTTTGGCCTTGGCTCACTGTTGCACAAAATGTGCGGTAAGTGGCTAGCGGCAAATTCAACAACGCCGCTCTATGTTATCGCCCTCGATGACAACGCCGCAGGCACCGCCGCTGCAGGAACCATTACAGTCACTGCAGCACCGACAACCGCAGGCACCTTATATGTGTATGTCGGTGGCGAGTCGGTATCCGTAGGCATCGCATCAGACGACGCGATCGCAGACGTCGCAACTAATATTGCCGCTGCTATTAACGCCGCCACCACATTGCCGGTGACTGCTCTCGCTGCTGCCGGAGTCGTCACCGTTACGGCACGCCACAAGGGCGAAGTATTTAACGGCCTGCAATTGCATGCGAGCTATTACGATGAAGCACAGCCCGACGGCCTAGCAATTACCTTTGTTAATTTAACCGGCGGCGCAGGCAACCCGGACGCAACCACCGCGATCGATGCGATGGGTGACGTTTGGTACAACTGGATCGTCATGCCTTATACAGACACGGCGAATTTATTAGCGCTCAAAACCGAGTTAGATAATCGCTACGGCCCGCTGGTTCAGCAAGGCGCTCGTGCGTTCTCTGCATACAGTGGAACGCTCTCTGGTACCGCAACATTTGGCGAAGGCCATAACTCGCCGCACTTGTCTGTGCTGGGTACTAACGGCGCACCGACGCCGGTCTATGAAGTTGCAGCAATCAACGGCGCAGTTGCGGCATTTAATCTCGCGATTGACCCAGCCCGTCCGCTGCAAACGCTAAAACTGGTCGGCATGCTGCCGCCAAAGTTTGGAAGCTGGAAACGTGAAGAACGTGATTCATTACTTTACGACGGCATTGCAACGTACAAAGTCGATCCAGATGGTACGTGTCGCATCGAACGTCAAATCACAACGTATCAATTAAATGCGTCCGGTTTGCCTGATGCGTCATACATCGACATCAACACACCCGAAACACTAGAACGTCTGCGCTATTTGCAGCGCGCAACCATCGCGCAAAACTACCCACGCCATAAGCTCGCTGACGACGGCACAAATTACGGCGCAGGCCAAGCGATCGTGACGCCCAAACTGGTTAAAGCCACATTAATCGCGCTTTATCGTGAATTTGAATCACGCGGCTGGACAGAAGGTTTCGACGAATACGTTGCCAACTTAATTGTTGAACGCGACATCTCCGATCGTAACCGCATCAACTGGCGTGGCACGCCAAACCTCGTTAACCAAGCCCGCGTGTTCGCAGGCAAAACACAATTCATTCTGTAAGGGGGAAGTCATGTCTAAAGTCGCTAAAAAACTATTTTTTGATGTTGATGGCGTTGGGCGCATCAATGCTATGCCCGGCGCAACATTTACCCTGGGTGGCAATAACCGCACGCCAGTAAATGCCGACAACGGCCCCGTTGGTTTCAGTGAAGAGCCAGTGCAGCCAACCATCACCGGCATTCAAATTCCGAACGATGGCACCGTGAGCATGGAGCAAATCAACGCACTCACTAACGTCAACGTCACCATTCAAGATGACAACGGCAAAACCTACATCCAAAGCGGCAGCTATACGCCAGCACCATGCACGCAAAGCAACGGCATGATCAGCTTTGATTTTAATGGTCTGCGCACAGACGCGGTGAGCTGATATGGCAGTAATTACAGGCACATTAAAGCACGGCTTAAAAGTGGGTGATGAAACACAAATCAATTTTGAGCTTCATACCCACTTAACCGCCGGGCAAATAATGGAGGCGAAAGAAGCCTCAGAGAAAGTTGTCATTAGCAATATTAATGGCCGCATGACGCCCGTGTGTGTCGAAAGCCCAGCGCGCTTAGGTGTGCTGATGCTGTGCCAGCAAATTAAAAAAATTGGAGTGATTGCAGGGCCATTAGAACCATCAATGTTTGCGCTGCTGCACGAAGAAGATTTAGCCATATTAAATCTGTACGCCGACGTTGCAGCCGGAGCGATCAGTGCCACCGAGTTAAGCGACAAGCTCACAGCATTAGCTCACAGCGCGTCCCCAGAGGTGACGCAACGGGGGCGAAGCGATAGCTCTGGCGAATGAGTTAGAGCAAATGGAAAGCAAACTATTAAAAAAAGGCATGAGCATTACCGACCTGCAAGCCATAAGAAAAGAACCATTAAACCGCATTCAATCACGCTTTAAATAGTCGCAAAAATAGGCGCAAACAATGACCGAACTCCGCACCAGTGTCGTCATCGACTTAGCAGGCAACCTAACCCAGCGAGCGCAGCAATATGGCCGCTCGTTGTCGGGTTTTAGCCAGCGCGGTCAGCGTGACCTTGGCCGCATGAGCATGGCAGCACAAAGCGCTGGTCGCAATCTGGACGGCTTAGCCGGTCGTACTGCGGCTGTGGTTGCAGGTGCTGGTGCAGCGTATGCGGGGTATCGACAAGTTATCGACTCAGCACAGTTAGATAAAAAGCTAATTAATATTCAGCAAACTGCAGGGGCAACAGCAGAGCAAACAGCCGATCTGCGCAAAGAATTATTTTTAATGTCACTGCAAACCGGTCAGTCATTAGATTCATTATTAGGCGGCTTTAATAATTTAATTCAAGCGGGCCAAGGTTGGGCCGAAGCACTAGCAACCATTAAAGCAATTAACCCGGCAATGGCCGTCACAGGCTCACAAGCGGAAATTCTATCCGGTGCATTAACCGTTGCCGCACAGTCCTTTGATTTTGATTTATCTAAGGCTGAAAACTCAGTTGATATTCTTGATCGAATGACAAAAGCGGGCCGCTTAGGTAATGCCGAGTTAGAAGACCTTTCTTCTATTTTTGCGCGTGTGGGTATTAACGCAAATGCGGCAGGTTTGGAGTTTGATCAAACCCTCGGCTTAATCGAACAATTGTCGCTAATGGAGCGCAACCCCGAACGCCTTGCAACATTGGTCGATTCAACGCTACGCATATTTACCAATCAAAAGTATTTAGATAAAGCAGCACAAGCAACCGGCGTTACTTTTTACAATGCCGAAGGCGAACGCCGTGCCGCACTCGATGTACTGGATGACATCGCGGCGGGTTATCAAAAATTCAAAACCGATGCCCAGCGCGATCAAGGTTTAAGCTTGGCATTTGGTGAGGTGGATTTAGACACCATGCGTGGCTTGCGCGTATTGCTAAGCGGCGACACGTTAAATCAAGCCCGCCAAATGAGCGCAGAAATTGCCAACGCCGGTGGCACGATAGCCAACGATTTAAGTGGCGCATTAGAAAACTCAGTAGATCAAGTATCGCGTCTTAAATCAGTATTAAAAGAAGCCGCAGACGGCTTTGCCCAGCCAATCAACGAAACAATACAAGACGCGATTAAATACCTATTAGATGACAAAAAATTCAGTGGCGGCGAATTATTAGCCGGAGGTGCCGCAGGTATATTAGGCGGCGCGCTGCTATTAAAAGGCAGCGGTAAATTACTCGGCAAGCTCGGCAGCTTAGGTGCCGGTGTTGCAGTAGGTAAAGGCCTAGAAGAGCTGGCAGGTGTTCAGCCTGTTTATGTCGTCAACATGCCCGGTATGGGCTTTGGTTCTGGGGATTTAATGTCACGCCTACCCGGTGGCCGTGGTGCGTCCGTGCCTCGTTTGCCAGCACCAGCAGGCGCAGCTGCAAGTGCGGGGGTATTAGGTCGCGCAGGTGCTTTTTTTGGTACTCGCGCCGTCCCTGTTTTGGCGGCAGGTGCCGCAGGTTGGGAGATCGGCGAACACGTTATAAATCCGATGCTGAGCGACAACACTAAAAAAAGCATTGGGCGTTTTACAGCCCAGCTCATGGCAGCGCTCGGCAGTGAAGTTGCACGAGCGGCATTAGATGCTGATCCTGATCTTGCAGAATTTAAACCTAGTTCATCTCGTCGCTCACGTCGTGAGGCATCACGCGAACGCACTCAATTAGATATTAAAGTCAGTGACGATCGCATCAGCATTAAAGCCCCGAACGCAGAAAACATGGATGTGGATATTTCCGGTGCCAGCATGTTGCCAGGAGGTGCCTAATGTCGTGGCGCAATCGTCTACAAAAAGCCTCGTTCCGTGGTATCGAGTTTCACGTTAATCAGGCCACAGGATCAGGTGGTCGAAATGTCGTCGTACACGAATACCCACTGCAAGAAGACCACGACACCGAAGACCTCGGCAAAAAGTCTGGCCAGTTTTCATTCCAAGCTTTTTTGATCGGTGACGACTACGACATTGCCCGCGATACATTAATATCTGCGCTGGATCAGCCGAGTGTCGCGACGCTGGTACATCCATACCTTGGCTCACTCTCAATACGCGTTGTTGATTATTCGTGGTCAATTACCAGCCACCAAGGTGGCTACTGCTCATTTAATATAAATTACGTTAAAGCGGGCCGTGGTGCGCCGGTATTTGCGGCCAACACTGCCGATGCATTGGTCGATGCTGCAACTCAGTGCCTGGCACAAACCACCGCACAATTTGTTGATAATTTCAGCGTGACCGGTCAGCCAGAGTTTGTTCGTAATGCAGCATTAGTTCAGCTTAATAAAGCAACCGATGCAATCCGTAAAATCAACGGCAAGATCAATGCGGCAGTCGCACAAGTCGAAGACATCTCGTCAGACATCGACGATCTCGGCAACGAGCTAGCAACCCTCATCCAAGCGCCAGCCACATTAATCAGCACAATGGCAGGCGTGGTCAGCAGCTTTATCGGCATCGCTAGCGATATTGAAACCGCGTTTGGTGTATACGATCAGCTGTTAGCAGGTTTTAAAATCACCAGCCCTATATCACGCACCGCCGCCAATGGCGTGGCAACACAAAACCGCGCTGCAATGGCAGATAACCAAGAGTTAATTGGTACAGCACTCGGCTCTATCGCCGTAGTATCAATGGCCCAAGCCATCGCTGCAGACGACGTATTATTTACAAGCTACGACGATGCCATCGCAATACGCGATGCACTGCTCGCAGAGCTAGACGATCAATCAGCCGCCACCACATTAAGCTACAGCGAATACGCGGCAATCACCGAGCTACAAACCGCACTCTACAAGCGCGTCGAACAACTCGCACCAGGTCTAAATAAAATTGAATACATTCAACGTCGCACGTCATTACCTGCGCTCGTGATTGCACATCAAGTATATGGCGATGCCACAAAGGCAGACGAATTAGTCAGCCGCAACAGCATCGCCAACCCTTTGTTTATGCCCGCAGGTAAAGACATCGAGGTGCTGAAATGAGTGAATTAGTGTTACGCGTCAACGGTCGCAATTACATAGGTTTTAAAGACGTTGTATTACTGCGCAGCATCGAGCAAGGGCCGCATCAGTTTGAACTTAAGATAGCCCCAGATCTAAACACCAACGCCGGAGTATTTGACGTACAAGACGGCATGAGCTGCCAAGCCTATATAGATGATGACCTAGTGCTAACTGGCGCAGTCGACGATATCAACGTCGACTACGATGCAAAAACGCACGAAATCACAGTGATTGGCCGCAGTAAATGTGGCGACCTAGCCGACTGTTCAACCACTGGCCAGCAAATCAAAGCCGGTCAAACGCTCTTAAGTGTTGCGCGCCAGCTGTGCAAACCGTTTGCCATTAGCGTGCTGGTAGATAACAGTGCAACGTCTGCCGCCAACCAAGCATTTACCGCCACCGATTTAACCTTAGATGCTGGCCAGCCGATCTGGGAAGCATTGGAAGAACTAGCCCGCATTCGCGCCGTATTGTTGGTATCAGACTCCGCTGGTAATTTAGTCATTACCCGATCCGGTACCGGCAATGCCGATGTGCCTCTCTTGTTGGGCACAAACATTAAAGCAGCCAGTGCGAAGCGTAGCCATCGTTCGCTATTTTCTGAATACACAGTCGCAGGCCAAGCGGCAAACTGGGCAACGCTCAGCGCAGAAGCAAACAGCCAAAGCACCATCGCTGGCGATGCACGTCGCTATCGTCCGTCAGTCATCGTTACCGATCAGTCAGTCGACAGCGCGGCATGCCAAGCACGCGCAGAATGGCAACGACGTGTTAACTACGGTCGCAGCCGCAGCATCAACTACACAATGTATGGCTGGCGTCAGGCGGGCGATGAGGGCCGAATCTGGATGCCTAACGAATTGGTGCGCGTAACCGATAAGTTCAGCGGCCTAGATAACACACAACGTCTGATTACCGCCGTAGCCACCAATCTAACCGCACGATCTGGCCGCACCAGCACGCTAACCGTCATGCCTAAAGCCGCGTTTGATCTGATCACACAGCCTGAGTCAACCAGCGGGGGCACGCTATGACCCGCGCTCAATTAGTCCGCACCGTAACGGCATTTACAAACCCGCTGGCCCGACGCATTAAAATGCTCGTGCAACGCAGCGTTTTAACCCGTGTTAAATACGAATCTAAAGTGCGTTTACTACAAGTGAAGGTACCAGGAGGAAATGAACTGGCAGACATCGAACACCTGGAACAATTTGGCTTTACCTCACACGCCCCTGCCGGTGCTGAATGTCTAGTTTTAGCGTTTGGTGGCAATGGTTCGCACTCAGTTGGTTTGCAAGTGGGTGATCGTCGCTATCGCATGGAAATCGAAGAAGGCGACGTTGCTATTTACAACCAAAACGCTGACTACTTGCACTTAAAAAACGACGGCACAGCAACATTAAAAAGCAGCACAAAAGTGATTGTCGATAGCCCACAAGTTGAGATGACCGGAACCCTAAAAGTGGCTGGCGCAACTCTATTGCAAAACACCTTAGGTGTTGCTGGCGATACTGCCTTAGCGGCCAATTTAGTCGTCGTTGGTACCGCAGGAATAACAGGCGCGGCAACCCTTGCATCATTAACGGTTAACGGTATTGCGTTCGATACGCATGCGCACAGCTACACCGACGATGGTAATCCGCAAGTTTCAGGAGGCGCGCAATGAGTCAAATTCTAGCCCTAATCTGGGACTCAAATAATCAGCGTTTAGACGTTGTTCCGCAGCCCGCAACGCAACTCACAAAGCTAACCACGGCCATCGCAATATCGCTATTTACAGACGCCAGCGTTAACGACGACGAGCTACCCAATGGCGAAAAAAATCGCGGCTACTGGGGCGATATGCACCTGCCGTCCGGTCAAAGCCTAGGCAGTAAATTATGGCTATTAGGCCGCTCAAAAATCACTACAAACACAATCAACAAAGCCCGCAACTACATCACCGAAGCTGTCCAGTGGATGATCGATGCCGGTGATCTGTTAGCAATCAAAGTAACGGTAGAACGCAACGGGCTAGATCGCCTCGCATACCAGCTCAATTGCCAATTAAATAATGGCACGTGGGAGCAAATAATTATGGAGCAAACCTATGTCGTTTGAGCGTCCACAACTCGCAACATTAAAGGCTCGCATTGCTGCGGATATTGAGCGCCACAGTGGCGAATCTGCAACCGCTCGCGGCGATATTTATTACCCCATCGCACAGGCCCATGCTGGGGCATGTTATGGGTTGCATACCCATTTGGATTACAACCGCGACCAACTGTTTGACGACTCTGCAGACGACGAAAACTTACTACGCCGCGCAGCCGAAATGGGCATCTATCAAATCGCCGCTACGCGTGCCGCAGGTACGGCAACAATCGCTGCTACTGACGGCACCGTCATACTCGCAGAAACCATATTCACCAAAGACCAAATCGCCTACCGCGTAACGTCTAACGCAACCGCCGCCGCAGGTGTTGCAACGCTCAATTTAAGAGTTGTTGAACCAGGCATAAACGGCAATTTAACAGCCGGTAAAACACTCACTATTGCATCAACAATTGCTGGTGCAGATACCACTGCAACCGTAGTTGAAATCAGCGGCGGCGCAGAAGCAGAAACCGTCAGCCGAGTGCGCGAACGCCTAGCTGATCGCCGACAAAACCCACCGATGGGCGGTAACGCAAACGACTATATTACCTGGGCAAAAGAAGCGCATGTAGACGTCACCCGTGCATGGAGTTACCCCAACGAAAATGGGTTAGGCACAGTGGTCGTTCGCTTCACAACTGACGACTTATCAACACCAATTCCAACGGCTGCACACATCAACGCAGTGCAAGATTATATCGACACAGTGCGCCCAGCTGGCATGGCAGGATTCAGGGTTGCAACCATCGTCGCTGCACCGCTCGACATCACCTTCACAAGCATTACGCCCGACATATCAGACGTGCGTTTAGCAGTCGAAGCCGAACTGGATGACCTAATCAAGCGCGAAGCAATACCCGGCGGCACGCTCACATTATCGACGATCAACGAAGCCATATCAGGCGCAGCGGGTGAAACAGACCACGTCATTGATCTAAGCGAAAACGCGACATCAACACCTAATCAATTGATTGTGCTGGGCGCAATCACATGGCCAGTATAAAAGAGGTTTAGCGATGGATTATCCACTCTCAGACAGTAATGCCCGCTTAGTTGGCGGCAAGTTCACAGACGGCGATCCAGTCAACGCCGTGCCACCGTCCAAGAACAGTGCGGAATATCAAAACGCAGTTTACGATGAATTATTAAACGTTATTGCTGGGGGAGACGTAACACCTAATGAAGCGACATTTGATCAGTTATTTACAGCAATAGGGAATATCGCAAAAAGCGTCGTTTCATCACAGACCGCAGGTCAAATATCAAACTTTCCTGGCACTGCTGTTCCAGATGGCTGGCTAAAAGCGAATGGCCAAACAGTTAGCAGAATCGAATATTCGTATCTATGGTCGTATGCGCAGAGCAGCAGCAATATAGCCGCAAACGAAGGCGCAAAAACTGACGGACAATTTGGCCCCGGTAACGGCTCAACAACATTCAGCTTGCCAGATTTGCGAGGTGTGCACTTGCGCAACTGGGATGACGGGAAAGGCACAGATACAGGCCGCTCAATAGGTTCAGATCAAGCCGATCAAAATAAAAGTCACAACCACGGAGCCAGCACCGCAAGCGCCGGAAGTCACAGTCATTCAGCAGTCTCAACAGCTGCCGGAGGCCATAGTCATACCCAATCAGTAAGAGTAGCTCAATCGAGTTCGTCAAACGTTCTAGCTGGAGCAAGTGACATCATTGCTGGGAATATAGATGGCACAGTTGTTACGACAAATAAATCTACTAGCAGTGTCGCGGATCACAGTCACTCGATTACAGTCGAAAGCGCAGGAAGTCACAGCCATACAGTAACGATAAATAGCGACGGCGGAACAGAAACTCGCGTTAAAAACATCGCAACAATGGTCTGCATAAAATACTGATGGATATTAATAATTATACAGATGTATTACTGCAACTACTGCCGACTGGCTCCGCGTGGCATCGCGCTAATGACAGTCAATTAGCAGCATTGATGCGCGGTTTGGCTGAAGAGTTTGTGCGCATCAATATACGCGCAGAGCAACTTATTAATGAATCACTACCGAGTGGTGTCAGTGAGTTATTAGAGCGTTGGGAAGCAGACTATGGTCTGGATAACTCAAGTCAATTCGATCAGCGGCTTGTTGAGCTGAAAGCGGCATATTCAGCATATGGTAGCCAATCACGTGCGTTTTATTTATCGATAGCGACAGCCTACGGAGTCACTGCAACGATCAAAGAATACCAAGAAGCAGTGTTTGGTGAAGACTTTGGTGGCTATTTTTGGGGCACTGATTGGATGTTCGTAGTTGAGCTAGTAATGCCAACTGATGACGTACCCACAGAAATACTCAATAAAATTGAACAAACCGTTCGCCGCTATTTTCATGCGCATAAGCTTTTAATCGTATACCGCATTCCACCAGTAATTATATACAACAGCGATATATCAATGCAGTCAGATTTGATGTTGCTAGCTGGTACTGCACAAATAACCGGAAATCCGGGTAACGCTTACATAAATGTATCGGGTGACATTTTTGATCACCAAGATAATCCTATGGACTCAGGTCTGTTCTTAATTTAAAGAGAAATAACTATGCACGCTAAACTCTATTTTGATGGTGTTTCGAATGGCGAATTAAGCTATGCGGATATGTTTGATGACATAGTTGCTGTCCTATGTGGTGAAACTGATATTAACAATTTAGCCGCAGCGACATTAGGCGCGGAAGGGCACTTGGTGTCTTCTGTTGCTGCAGGCTGGAGGCTAGAGAGTCGTGATGAAACCACTACCAATGGACACATATTCTACATACTCTCTTCGTTGGTTAGCGGCGCAACAACTAAAAGAAAATATGTGTTATTTCGTCTAAATACTTCCACAGGAGAGTATAGAGTTATATTTTCGGATGCGATAACCACAACATATAGTCTTAGGAATACTAAAAATGATTATGAAATTGCCTATTATCATTTCGACAGCAACCAACTATTTATAAATAATAGTAAAGCCTTTTATTTCTATATTAGTGCGAATTCCCAATGTATTGGTTTAATGACTAGTCATTCATCAAGCAT